AGAGTTGATTAAGCCAGACATTTCTTCACCATTGAAGAAGCGTGATTCCTACCTTTCAGTAAGTGAGGATGATATGACCCTTGTAACTGTGGATCTTGCGGAAGATTGTAAGATTCAGACAGACGGGGGTATAAAAGACGGTGTGAAAGTTACATGCCGTGTAGTTGATACTAAAAACTACCTTGATGAAGATGGAGTAAAGCAATTTACATACCATCCACAAGAAGAACTTAAATTGAAAGAGTCATACTCTACCTCATCCTTCTATCTGTTAAAGGATTTCAAGACGGCATCACACTGGCCAAAGGAAGGAATCTTCTATTGGGTATGGAAAGCAAGTGACGGTCTACGTTGGGAGCAAGTGTGAAACCCGAACCTTTAGAGATCCCTGTAATCATTAGATCTGAATATATTGAATACATAGAGGAACACATGCGAAATAGAAGAGACTACGGCAATATTAACTGTATGGATGATGAGTGCAATTTTATGGCAGGTGTTATATGTGCGACAACCTTTCTAACAGTACCTCCACCTAGAGAACAAATCAGTCCTATGATACATCCCAGATGGATAATGAATCCCTTGACCGGTAGATCTGCTATTCCATTTGATGATGAGGATGAGCAGGATCCGTACAATGAAGATGCGGAAATAGGAGATGGTCTCTAATGCTCTGTTCATGCTATGACATGAACTGGGGCCGTGTATCGGCGACCTGCTCTCTATGTGGTCGTAAGATTAATGGGGGAGCTTAGGGTATGAAGGGGTTAGGATTGCGAGTTTTATGCGTCAGAGTGCGTTTAAAGTGCGTTATTTCTGCAATCCCATGCCTAGCACTGCGTCAGTCTTGGTTTTAGATCCTTTGGCCGCCGCTTCTGTAATCATCGGCAACATTTTAGAAGCCAAGGCTTGAACATACCACGGCTGTCCGCTTAGATCCTGAGTAATATTATGCAACAAAGAAAGTTGAGAACCCTCTTCAGAACCTTTCAGTTCTTGAGCAGCATTTCCCATTGCTCCAGCCCAAAATTTTTTAAGACTATCTCTCGCTTGTGGAAGCATAAATTCCTCAAAATCAATTAACATCTGTTCTCTTATCTTTTTAGTTATCACATCTAAAGACATAAGAAGAGTCTCGTCAGATTCAGAACTCTTCAACCAGCTTTCTATTTTCTTTTGAGTTTTTAAAGGGATCCATATTGTATAAATTGTAAAATATAGAAAGAACGAAAAAATCCAAATAGCGTAAAAGGTTTCGTCGTTCATATAATCAAATCTCTGATTGTTTGTTTGACTGCTTCCGTTCCCCAACCTTTCCGTAATAGACAGGTATTGACGTATAATCCTTTTGTGTATTTATTTTGTAAAAGTTTTGGAGTATCTCTTTTGTAACCGTTCACACAATCGTGAAAGTCTGAGATTAACTGCGTTCCTTCTTCTGGAGTTATTGGGTCTGGAGCTATTTCTTCTTTAATTTCTTTTACTATCTCTTCTGCCGATGGAATATCAATATCCTTTATGAATTCTATAACATCAGTTAAAACATCCAAAGCCTCGTCAACGGAATGATACAAACTAGCCAGGACGACAGGTTGTGGAAGGTTTAGATCTATTGTAGGTATCGGTTCTGCTATTGCTATTAATTTAGATACTGCGTCTGCTCTCTTATCAATCTTAGAAAAACCTAACCACAATCCAAAAAGAATAACAGGTTGTAAGACTGAAACCAATGGAGGAATAATTCTATTCCACTTTATCCCCTTCATCAACTCCTCAAAATCTTTTTCTGTTTTAGGAAACTTCATACTCGATACCCCGTTAGGACACAAGACATAGCTCCATTATTAGCACTCTCAATCGCTTGGATCTTAACCGTTGAATTTGGAGGTATGATAAATTCTAACATTTTGGGTTGAAATCCGTTATAGGATGCGGTCACTACTAACTTTTCAGTATACAAGTTTTGTCCATCAACATTTATTGTAAAACTTAACACTTCACCATCACTAATCCCACTCCAATCAATACCGAGTGTGATTCTCGTCAGGTAAAAGAAGGGAGGATTTGTGTAGTTGAGAAGGGTGACAGCCGAGGAAGTCAAATTATAACTACCACTCCAGCCAAATATCTTCCCTTCTTTTACCCTTGAAACAGATTTAGAAGGTGCTAGGCTCATGCATCATATACTCGCCCAGTTAATAGTGATTGAATAGCATGATTACCGCTAGCGGCCTTTGATACTGTTATTTTAACTTCTGTAAGTGGTGGCACAATTATTTGAAGTGGATAATCAAAAGGGGCGACTGAATCGTTAGAAGCGCTAGTTTCACTTTCGACGATCTTAGTTCCGTTCAAATATATGTTAACAGCTAATCCACTAGAACCCATAGAGTCAAAATTACCCTGTATACTGACTCCTCCTCTAATATAAAATTTGCCTGTTTGAAACTCACTAAGTGTAGTTTCCGTATTTTGTGCAACCGTTATGGATCCACTAAAACTATAGCAGTGACTACCGACTACCGAAAGTCCCTTACTCGGACCTAGGAACGTTGCTATCTGCTGTTTAGCCATTCTATTCGAAATAGAGCGTAACAGATCCAGACGAAGCAGCCATACTGCCGCCACCACTTACCTGTATTGCTATCTGTAGATCTATATTGTTTACTCCAGATATACCAAAGGCAACAGGAACGGAATTAAAACCGACTGCACATGCTGCATCGGCTGTATCTCCAGCTATTCCCATAATGGTAAAGTTCTGTTCTGACATATTAGATCCAAGTAAACGACATACGACCTGATATCCTTTTGCATTAAATCCGTCAAAGGCACAATCCACTCTCGAGATCCTAGTCGAACCCTGAGGCACTTGGATATTACCCAAGTTGCTCGAATTCATATTATCTGTCAAGGAAAAATATTCCTTGTCTGTTGGCGTGCTATCGAAACTTCTCTGTATTGTTGTTACCATTTAGAGTCTAAAGTAAAGCTTACTTCCTCCTAGTTTTAAATTGGGAAACTGTTTTCGTGCAAAGGCTCCGCCAATTGCTACGATACTAGCTCCAATTAATGTCTTGCGACCGGTATCGGTCCCTATCATATCTATTGCATTACCTGAAAGAGTGCCGAATGCTTTTCCTAATTCTCCATCCGTGACATCTTTGATGACACCTTCAGCTAATACTTTTCCAGAGCGGCTAAGTTCTGTGCCACCGTTAAGGTATGCGGCTATTGCGAGACCGCTAGCCATTCCGGTCACGCTTGGGTGTGGTATTCCTTTCATGTTATTTCTCCTTTTTGGATTGTTATTCTTGCGAGTGTATGCCCGTCGTGCAGTCTTTCGGATCCCTCCCTTTCGAGTGGAACGCTTTCGGGACTTGGACGAGTCGTACGATTTCTTAGAAATAAGTTTGCCGCTACGGAAATACATCCAGCGACCTTTCTTGTTTTTCTTCCGATAAACGCCGACAGGCATAATCGATTATAGTTTAATCCATTATATAACTATACTGGTAATACAGAAAATATAAATAGCCGACATGCTATGTAGTAATATGGACGAGTCGAATAAAGAGTTGATTAAGCCAGACATTTCTTCACCATTGAAGAAGCGTGATTCCTACCTTTCAGTAAGTGAGGATGATATGACCCTTGTAACTGTGGATCTTGCGGAAGATTGTAAGATTCAGACAGACGGGGGTATAAAAGACGGTGT